TGAAAAAACTTCTTAACTCTTCTAGTTCTAAGTTAAAGTTTTGTTGTTGTTTTATTAGACTTTCTACATCTACCAATAGTTCTTTGTTTTTATTACCAACAGACCTAGCAATAGACTGATTAACTCTAAAAATAACTTCATCTAGTTCTTTTTGATTTTTTACAGCTAATACTTCTTGTGTGTATTTACCTCTTGTAGATGCATCAATAAATGCATTCTTCATGTTCGCATCTACATTAAAAGCAGTTTCATCTAACTGACTTAAAGCTGCAGTAGTTTGAGGCCTTAAAGATAAAGCTCTTTGCATGTGTCTAGGTAAGGCCATTCTCATTTGAGCACCTACACCTAGTAAACCTTTAGCAGGCTGTGCAGATTGAAACATACCGGCAAACTTTCTTAAAGGTGCAACATCAGTAGCTTCACCTGTAATAACTTTCCCCACATAGTTAAAGAACTCACCAGTAACTGTTGGCTTTGCAGGTATAGCATTTAGGCCAAAGTTTTTATTTGTCTTAGTAAGGTCTCTAACTCTATCGAGTTCATTTTGTGTTTTTTTATTTACATATTGTTTCATCATGTTAAACATATTGTCGAATTGAGTATCTGTTAAGTTACCACCTTTAGCTACAACATCTAGTACATCCCATACATGAATAGGGTCATCTACTTCAATTAATACTTTTTTAACTGACATAGGTATATTTCTAAATTCAGGTATATCGTTAAGAAAAGACATACCCTCATTGCCACTTAATTGTGCAATAGCTCTACCAAATTCTTGTCCCCATCCAGTAGCTCTAACATCATCTACTGTTCTACCATAAAATATTGCTCTGTTTTGCCTACCTGTTTTACCTGGTAAAAATGTTTTAAATAATTGTTTTGATAACTCTGTAGTATTATCTGTAGCTTTAAGTGCTTTAGTATTTGCACTAGTTAAAGTTCTCATTGCATTTTTAACACCTGCACCATAGGCCAAAGCTAAGTTAACTGGGTCCGCTGCAACTCTGAATACACCATCAATAACACCTGACACAACACTGTAACCTGTAGAACCAGGTTCTAACATTTGTGCAGCAACAACTCTTCCTGGAGAGATATTTATTTTCTCCCCTTTTTTAGTTGTATATTTATATTGGTCTTCTCTTTTATCAAACACTTGAGTAATCGGAGCACCATAAGTATTAGCAGCAGATACCATTGCAGTTCTTTCATCAGAACCTTTTCTAATCTCATCTAAGTAAACTTGTGTTTGTGACAAGTCAATAGATTGTGGTAGATATCCTGTACCTAAGTTAAGAGGATTTCCTTTACGAAGTTGTTGTAAAGCTAAGTTAAATTCTGTAGGTCCATACTTTTGTCTTGCATTTATAAATGCCTCACCAACACTAGGATTAAATACAGAACCTAAAAAGTTTGCTGTTGTTCTACCTTCTTGTCCTGGAGTTTGATTTACAAATGTTTCTGCTAAACCACCTAATGTAGCAGCAGCTACTGTTGCAGGTACTGACCTACCAGTTTCCTGGGCAGCAACAACTGCAGATTTAAAACCTCTTGACACTGGTTGGAAAGCAGCATCTAAAGCAAGCATACCTAACTGCACTCCCCTCTTGAATGGGTTAACTTTAGTAACTACTTCTTGTGCGTATTTCTTAGCCATTACTTCTTGATTTTTTTGTGCAAGTTGTAAAGCTAAATCATCTTCAGGGTTTAATCCTGCTAACGCACTATATAAAACCATGTTCTGCGGTAGGGTAGGGTAGGCCATAGACATGTCCTTAATTCTTTGTTGTAATTCAGGAGTAGTTAGTTTTTGGCCTTTTTTGTAAGAGTTAACTCTATTTAGCGTATCTTCTGCGTGAGCAATAGCAAGGTCTCTTGCAGAAAAGCTAATACCATTAGACCGCATCGCTTTCCTTTAATTTATTTGCATACCTGTACTCTGTTTGTTGGTTAACAATTTGTGGTGCTGCATTCTCTTGCTCAAAGTATTCTAAAATCATTAGGTCATTAAATTCACCAAATAGACCTGCCATAAAAGATTGATAGTCCATACCTGGTTTAGCTTGAAAAGCACCGGTTCCTGTTTGTAAAGCATTAACATTTGACACTCCAGGAAACTTAGTTTTATCTCCTAGTTTTATAGGTCTTGCTACTTGCTGTCCTTGTACAGATGCAGATGCTGCTGCAGCTGCTTCACCTGATACTTCAGCTGATAATCCTTCTGCAAGGTTATTATTTATTGTTGAAGAACCTGTACTATCTCCTTCTTTTCTAGGAATATACAAGTCTGAATAACCTGGGTCTGCTTTTAAATCTGTATTTTGTTTAGCTGCTTGTTCTGATGCACTTAATCTAACCATATTTTTCATCCTCGTTCTGTAAAAATTCTTGTAAGCTAGATATAAAACTAGACATATTTGCTCTGTCTTCCGGGTTAGCAACAGCTAAAGATATTCTTATAAAGACATTATCAATTGGTCCAGGTATAAAGTACTCCATAAGTATTGGAGTGTCATTATCTATAAATTCATCTAAATCCCACTCATCAGCCTGTTCAAACAAGTCAGGGCTCCATGTGTGTTGATGAATAATCTCATCAAATGTTTTATTTGTTTCGGCCATCGGGTCAAATTCTTTAGGCACCTGGTCCACCTCCTTGTGCTGCTGCCTGAGCTAATACCTGAGCTAATTGTGGAGGAGGTCCTTGTGGTCCTGCTTGTTGCGGGGCCACTATAGCTTCCTCTTCAGGTGTCATCTCTTCTCCTTCAGGAGTATAGAACTTTTCTAGTATTTTATTCATGTTTTGAGGATTTTTCTTAATCTCTATTGCGGCCATTGTTGCTTTAGGGTTACCTTGTGCAGCTTGGGCCATAAGACTTTCAAACAAAACATTCTCTGCTCTTTCAGAATTTATTCTGTTTTGTATTTTTGATATGTCATCTAACCCATCCATATTTTCTTGTAATGTTTGAGTATCGATAATACCTTGTTGTTTAAGTTGTAAACCTGTAATAATTTTTTGTGGTTCATCAAATCCGGCCATAACACCATAAACTCTTCTTGTTTTATACATTTGTGCTATGTCTGTCTTTGGCACATAAGTCTCTTTAAATGCAGTACCATTTCTAAATCCTGCAATAGGCTTACGCAAGTTAGGATACATCGTTTCATCCCACTCAAGTCTCTTAACATCTAACTGTTCAAGAGCATCTTTAAGTACTGTTTGATATTCTCTAACATGTAATGATGCCGATTGGCCTAACTCTTCTAATCCTCTACCAGTAACAAAAGCATTAGGGCTTTGTCCATCATCGGATACAGGATAAGCAGAACCTAAACGAAGATGTCTTTCCAGTCTATCTATCTGTTGGAACAACTGATAGGGTAGATTGTTAGTCGGTTTAGATACCTGGCTTCCAGGTGTCAAGTAGTTGACTGACAATCGGCCTTTCTTATATTGTCCACTCTCTATCTCGCCAATGATGTTGGTTTCTGTAAACACAGCATCTTCCATTGCAATGACAGATAGAACATTTATCTTCGCCATATTCGCCATCAAACCTATTACATGATGAAACTGACCTTGCATTTGGTCAAAAGAAAATCGTTTAGCCACAACAAATCTTGGGCCTGACTTTAATGGGTTAGGTATGAAATCTAATATTATTTTATTTTCAGGTAAGAAAATGTATGTACCATCTTCATCGTAGTATTCTGCTACTACTTTTCCTGTACCGGCAGCATTTTGCCATGTCTTGTCGTAACTAGACATATAGGCCATAGTGTTATATTCAGAAGATACATCATCTAAAATAACATTTTTATGTTCCGGGTATAGTTTTGCAAGTGTTACATGTGGAACTCTTTGCACAACAGCTAGTTCTTTTGGTTGCTGTCCTTCTCCAAAGTATCCTGGGTAACAAAGATATGGGTCTTTTACTTCTGCATAAGGGTATGGATGTCCATTAGCATCCTTCTTTTCTTTTAATACCCATACAGCAAAGCCATATCCTGGTAACCATCTACCAACTTGTGGTAATTGTAATTCTACTTTTTGTAATTCATCATAAGCGTGTACTATTCTCTCTAGTTTTTCTGCACGCTTTGCAGCTCTCTCGCTGTCTTTATCATTGAATATATCTACTTTTAGGTCAGGAGCTCTACCTAGTTTTTGTGCAAATCTCTCCATTGCTGAATGTAACATGTTAGGTGCGGGTACCTGGTTGTAATCCATATCACGCATTTGTTTACCTAGTAATGCTTTTATACCATCAGCACCGCCATTCATAATGGCTCTGATTTTATCTTTTTCTGCTATAACATCGGAGTGTTGACTTCTTAATTCGTATACCCTGTTATAAACTTCTTCTGCTGTTTTCACTTATCTCCAATTATCTAAATCCATGCTACTTAACTCATACCCACCAAAACTTGGCTCATATTCAAGTCCCATTGTAGCAAGTCTTTCCTTCTGTAGTCTACGAATTGTTTTCATTGGAAACCAACTCGCCATAACTAAGTCAGACTTCTGTCCAACAGTCCTACTTTTATTTTGAGCAGAACTAAAATAAACCAACTGACTTTTATATAAGTTTACCTTTTCTTGGGCCTCAAAGCCAAGATATGGCAAAGAAATTAATTTTTCTGAAAATAGTGGTCTCATAGCAGTAACACCGAATATCGGGTCGTGTTTATTAGAATATGTTTGTGTACCTTCTAAAAAGATACCATGCTTATTAGAAAAATCTCTTATAGATGCATCTTGTCGTATAGCTCTTTGAAATCCATTCTCTTCAATAACCCAATGAGCTAAGTTATATTTAACAAACCATTCTTTAATAATCTTTAAGGCCTGGGGTATACCGCCACCTAAAGAGTTTTCCATATCTATCATATACATTTTGTTAGATGTTTGGTCATATCCCCATAAGAATGCAGCTTGATAACCTGTTGATGCCGGGTCAAGTCCTGCAATTAACCTCACTCCTGCAGGTACCTGCCCAATTTCTCTAGTTTGGTCTCGACATGCTTCTATTTCAACGCTGTCAAATAATGCCATACCATCAGGCATTGCAACATTCAAATAGACCATTTCATAAATAGCTCTACCACCAGTAGTTTCAGCAGCAGACTTTCGGCCTGTTAACCATTTGTAAGTTCTTTTACCTGGCCATAACATACAATCAACATGAGCTTCATCATCCCAATCAGGTTTAGTACACCCAGTATCATGGGCCTCTTCTACTAAAGTATTCCAACTTTCGTTTTCTAGTAAGTGAGAATATAAGTCATCGTAGTGTTGTCTTGAACCAATAACTATTAAGGCTGTATGTTCCTCTTTACGACTTGACAATGTGGTAGTCCACCAGGTTCTAGTGTTTTCTCGGGAAGCTGGCTGCATAGTTGATGAGTGGTCTTCCAAGTCATCTCCGATAATGATGTCACAATCTCGGGATAATATTTTTCCACCCCTACCGATACCAACCATGGTAGGAGACTTAATCCCGGTAACAGTACGAGTGCCAACAGTGAACCCACTCTGCGACCACGCTTTTCCTGCTCTGCTAGTTGGCTTGAAACTTTTTCCAGGTGGGCAAAGTTCTTCGATAAGTTTTTCATTATTCTCTAACTGGTCAATTACTGAGCTAACTGCATTCTTAGCTATCTCTTCATTACCACCTACCCATAATATTCTAACATTAGGGTTCTTGATAATGAGCCATACTGCAAAATGAATTAGTAGGTCAGTCTTGCCATGTCGAGGAGGAGATAGTATCATCTGCTGATTACCATGTTCAATCGCTTCTAAGATTGATTTAATCCAACGAATATGAAATGGAGGTGTCTCGTATGGTTCACCTAACTCAGTTTCAAAGTATCTATCTCTAAATATTTTAAAATCAGCTAGTGACTTTTCTGCTTTAGCAGGTAAGGTCCAGTTTTCGGCCTTCTCTTTGTTCTCCATATCTTCTATCCAGGCAGCGTAAGCATAGCTAAGTGCAGCTTTTGTACATCCTAATAAATCAGCTGCATCTTGTTTTTTTAAACTACCTTTGAGTATGAGAGGGCCTAAGTTCTTATCTACAAGTTTTTGATATACTTCGCCTCTTCTTTTTTGTACATTAGGTTGTGCTACTGGTTTACCTTCATGTTCAGGTTCATACACTGCACCCTTCTGTTGGGCCTGGTATTTTTTATTATGATAAGATTTAGAACATTTAGGTGAACAAAATTTTCTAGCAGGTGGTTTTAAAACATTATGACATGATTGTGCGAAACATAATTTAACTTTACTCATTTCTTATATCCTTCACACTCTTTGTTTAAACAGGTCATTTTGGCCCTGTCTATATCGTAAGTTAAGTATAGCCCACATTTAGGGCACCCTATCTTCAAACTATTTTCCTAGTTTAGCTCTACTTCGAGATACCGCTCTAAGATTAACTTTTTTGCCTGCCTTGTATGCAGCTGCTGTTCTTTTAATTTCTGCAGCTTTCTTCTTAGCTTCGCTCTCAGATAATCCTGCTAAATACTTTGCAGGAACACCATACCTATAAGGCTGTGTTCTTTTACCCATTATCTCAAATCTGTGTCGTGTTTTTTAGAGCCTTTGATGTAACTATTTACTCTACCCATTGCCCAGGCTGCCATTGAAACATTCCTGGAACCGGAAGAGAGATAGGCCCCTTGTCCTCGTTTATATACTTTTTTAAGTGTTGCTAATGATATACCACTAGACTTTGCTTTTTTCTTTAAACTGGTTAATGCAGCTTCAGGTATCTTAGCCATTACTTACCACATTTTGCAAGACCAATATCTTGCACTTGTTTTATCAGATGCTGTATCGCATTTATGCCTGGCACGAAATGAAGCTCGGGCCTTTGGATTGTCTTTTCTAATCTCCATGTTAGGGTCACCAAACATAACCTTTTTGACTTTGTCGCCATCCTTAACATACACTTTAAATTTCTTTCGGCCATGACCGGGTTCACCTTTACCAATCCTGGAAGGTTTATTTAAAGTTACAGATTTACCTTGATACTCAGCCACTACTTCTTTTTTTTCTTTTTAGCTTTTTTCTTTTTAGGCATCCCTTTTGGGTATCCAATTCCTTTTGGCATTATATTCCTTTCAAATCTTTCTTTTATAATAACACAAAACCCCGCCGAAGCGAGGTCTTGTCATCGTACAGTTGTCCAAACTGTTATGAAAAATATGAAATCCACAAAACCATTCCTTCTTCACACTGTACACCATGTACTGTTATTTTGATGAAAAGTTTTTCTTTCTTTCATAAAATTGAATTGTATCCTCATACAATTGCCTGGATTTTCCAGGTATATTTACTTTACTTGAGCTATAAATTTATGGAGGTAAAAAAAAATTTTTTATGTAAACTCTTGGCAGTTTTCGCAGACACCATCCATTAACTGGTCAGCCCAATAAGGGTGCAAACAAATATCACAATCCTCGACACTTACATAATCCATTAAAAAACTATACCATAAGTAAAAGCCCTGCTGTTGCCAGTAGGGCCTTACTTAACTTTATACACAATAGAAAGGAGGAGCAATGAACAAAATTTATACGAATAAAGAATGTTTAATGTCCTATTTATCTGTTCTTATTCTATCATACCTTTATTTTATGTGGGGTAAAATTTAAAGTTTTTGGAGGCACTAAAACTAAAAAAATTACCCTAAATAATTCTACTATAAATTTATTATGGTATAGTTGAATTACACAAACACGATAGATTACAGGCCCTACGACAAATCTATCCGATAAGAACTCATGTAAGTGGACTGGCCTGACCATGGTAACTAGCGTAAAAGGCTATTATTCTACATTTGTTTAAATGCTGCGATATGGATTTAATTCGGTTTGGGAGGGCGTAGCACAGGGTA